TCATTATCGTCTTTGAACATAGCCCACATAAATTTTCTCCGTTAGAATTGTAGTATTGCGTAGTCGTATTGAAGTGTTAATGCAATATCTGCTACTTCAGATGATGCGAAATCTAAATCATTAAAGTTTGCTTCTGTGATGAATGCTCCTTTTAATGTCCACTCTTCAACTTTATCACCGACTGGCCCTAATACATTAAATGTAATATCTTTTTTATAAAAATCTGAATACCCGTCACGACCAGTTACTGATTCGTGGTGTAATCTTACCCACTCAATAACTGATTGTGCTCCTGATGGAACGATTGGGTCATATAAAGTAATACTAATAGGTTGCCAAGCTGCTTTTCCTTTGACATATCTTTTAACATTGATATGGTCAAGAGTTATAGTTTCAAATTGTAAACTTGGTCTTGCCATTGTTTTAACAAGAAACGCTGGTATTCCGTCAATCTCCATAACAAAACGATTCTTTGTTTTAGGTTCAAACGGGGTAAAAAATATATCGTTTGGGTCTAATAATGCCACTTGTATTCTCCTATAAATTTTATACTTCAGTAATAAATATAACAAAATCAAAAAAAATGTATTGGATAACCAATATACTTTTTGAAGTTTTTTTGAAGTTTTACTTGACATTGTCATTTATTCATTGTATATTATAGTATGATTGATAACAATATAAAGGAAAATAAAATGAGTTATGTTAGTGGAATGAAAGTAGTGATAGAAGCAGAGCCTAATCTGATGAATCCAGAAGAATTATTAAATGATATGGTAAATGATGGATTTACAGTTACGGAGGCAATTAACCATATTGTAGTTGATGCCTTAGTGACATCTAAAGTTCACGAAATGAATCCCGAATTGTGTGTGGGTGAAATGGAAGAATTAGGAAATGGTAAAGTAGAAGTTACACTTGAAAGTTGGGATGATGTTTAACATCTCCCACTTTTAAAAAAGTTAAAAAAAAGCTTGACTTTTACAAAAAGATTTAGTATATTATAGTATGATTGATGAGATAATATGTGAAGAGTGTGGCGTTGAAATAGACGGCTTTTTCCTTTGTGATGATTGTGAAGAAGAACTCTTTGAAGAAAATAATTAAAAAAAGGCTTGACTTTTACAAATAGTATTTGTATATTATAGTATGATAATGAGAAAGATATTAGGAAGATATGTGATTGGGAAAGGGATTGTTCCTTTTCTAAGATTTCTGATTGAACAACTAAAAAGATTAGAAAAATTTATGTTCAATCAACAAATGGACATATACTATCACTACAAAGATAGACCTTATTATCAGATGTTAGCAGAACAAAGAGCTAACGACACAAGAATTCAAGAAATATACGGAAGGAAAAATTAATATGGATATGGGAACTTTTGCTATGGGTTGTATGAACTATGAAATCAATAGGGACGCTGGTAATCTACCAGAACACGATATTGAGTTTCAAGCCGAGACTGGTATTGGGCCGACCTATAATATGGGTAGACCACAAACAAGAGATGAGATGAGAGAAGCTCTTGAAGAAGACGGAAGAATGACTCCGGACGAAATCGAAGAGTTTTTAGATTCTTTAGAAATGTAAAAAAAAGCTTGACTTTTACAAAAAGAATTTGTATATTATAGTGTAATGATAAGAAATAAAGGAAAAAATATGATTGAAATAACAACTGATACTGAAGGGATTTATATGAGAGATTACCAAGATACTTTGGTAACTAGGGAAATCCCAAATAATTATGGTTATTATAATGACGCTGGTGAGTATGTAGAAAATGGAACATTTACTATTACTCATTATCAATATGCTCATAATCCTATGGAATTGTATGAAGCTAATGTTAATCAACCAAGATTAAATCTTAATAATTATATCAACGATGATTATAATGAAGTTAGTTTATTTAAGGGTATTCCTATGATGTATAGGTTTAATCCAGTTATTAGAGAAATGATGATGACTGGTAATTATAGAATTAGATATCGTGGTTGTAGTAAACCACAATATGGATATGTAAGAAGTCAAAGAAATTGTTTGGCTGAATACGCTGATACATTCGCTATTTATCCTAAGTAGTTTTGTGGGTTTTCGGTGACTACATATTTGGAACCGAATGGGTTATGTAGGGTTTCACGACATTAGAAACAACCCTTGTGAGTTAGGTGGTTAAACTCTCAAAATTTAGTTCCTTGTTATGTTCTTATTACACAAAAAAACCCCCGATGTCGAACCGGGGGTTTTTCTTATTCTCTGATTAATAATTCAATTACTCTGGAAAAGTTGCTCCAGTTGGTTGAACTACAAAATCTAAGACTATGAATTCAGCTGTTCTGGTTGGTTGGATAAAGATTTGACCAACTAATTGGTTTCTATCTACAACATCTGGTGTGTTGTTTGATTCATCCATTACCACCCTAAACGCTGTCAATCCACTATTTGCTTGAACTTGCTCTAAGAATGGATTCACAATATTTAGGAATCTATTTCTTGTAGCGTTTGTATTTTGTTCAAACACTAAGAATCTTGAAGAAGAAGCAATAAACTTACGAAGTCTAATTAATAATCTTCTTACATTGATTCTGTCTAGTGCGCTTGGTTTTCCTTGAAGTGTTTTTTGTCCAAAGACAACTACACCTTGACCTGGGAAAGTAGCGATAGGATTAATACGATTTTCGTATAAATCATCTCTTTCAGAATTTGTTAATCTAGTTTGAGTTTCCAATACATCTGATAAACCACCACGATTCAATCCTGCTGGTGCGAACCACTCTTGTCCGATTCTATCATTGTTTGCATAAACACCTGGTAGAACTACTGAAGGTGGAACCCAAGTTGGTTTACCTTTAACACTATCTAATATCTTGACCCAAGGATAATATGTTCCAACATAATTTGAATCTAATGTTTTTACATTGTTTATCGCTTGTTGAATTGTAGCGTTATAAGGTGAACCATCTAAGATGAAGAAAGCATCTGCTCTATCTTCAACCTTATCGATTGCGTGATTTGTTACACTTGGATGTAATGAATGTATTACACCTGGTAGTGCTAACAAATTGATATCAAACTCTTCTGGATTTGAAACAGCGTTTATAGCTCTCTTAAATGCAACTGAACCTGAAGCGGTAGCTGAACTTAAGTCAAACCCTTGTGTATTGGTTGCTGAAATGTTTGTTCCAGATTTTCTTTCGATTGCTGGATTCTGACCATCGTAACCACCTTGGAAAGGAACTGCAAACTTTCTTTGTTGGAAAGATGAGTTTGTCAAGCTGATTTTTGTTGTACTATTAGCAAATGTTGCACCTAATACTGATGCGTCATCATTACCAAATGCGTCTTCAAGACTCATTGATACATTGTTTCCTGCTGCAGCACTTGTTGGTGTTGGTTTTAAATACTGCTGATTATCAGTATTATCAAAGTCAAAACCATAATAAACATTTCTGTCAAATGTTCCTCTGGCGTTTTTCTGACCACCAGTTCCTGAAACATTACCCTTGAATGAAGCTGTTGGATATGCTGCTGAAACTGCTTGTGCTGATAGTGAAGCTCCACTACCACTAGCATTTGATAAACTTACAACATGCGGTTGAGTTACTGCTTCGAATCCCATAGGAACTAATTCTTTCGAAATTCCTGTTAAGTTACTAAAGTTTGAAATATAAACATATTTAGATTGATTTGGATAATCACCATTGTTGGTTAATTTACCATTTGAATCTATTGTTGTGTTTTTATCTCCAATCGCTCTTGGTAAATAATTTACTGATTCTTCATCAAAATTTAGATTTGAGAAACTCTCTAAGATTGTTCCATCATCATTTTGACCTGGATTATTTACGATAACTTGTAATCCAAATGAACCATAATCACTACCTGGAACATCAGCTGCTCTCTTAACATCATTGATACCAATTCTGTATTTTGAGTTTACATCTGTTCCGTGTGAACGGGTTGTTACTTTAAATAAACTTGTTCTTGCACCATTTACAATTTGAGATTGAATTGATGGTGTAGAAGCTTGAGCAAAATCAAATGAGAAATTCTCATCTGAACCACTAGCTATAAATAGCTGTGCACTCGCGCTAAATTGATTTTGTGTATTTAAGAAATTTGAGTATGCATATACTTCTTGATTTGAGTCTTGTGCGTCTGTGCTAAATACTTTTGTAATGTAATTAGCTGAACCTGAATCAAACGAAAGATTAAAAGTCTCTCTAGCTGTTGCGGCTTGACCATTTACAGTTGCAAGATTCAAGACAAATGAACTCTTTGTTCCACCTGCTTGAATTGAAGCACTTTTTGGCCCTGCTAATTCTAACGCGTCTGGGTCTGCTGCACCTCTTGAAGGTTTAAGAACTGCTGCTGCTAATTTACCAGTCGCACTTAGACCATCAAATGAACCACTAAGACCGATTACTATTGAATCATTTGCATATCCACCTAATCCTAAAACACGAACTATTGTGACAGTTCCTGCACTACGAAGATATTGTTTCGCTGTGAAAGGAACATAGAAGTCCTGTGATTCTTTACCGAATAAAGTTTCAAACTCACCAAAGTTTCTAATGATGGTTGGAACAAAAGCCGGCCCAAACTCAGTTGGCCCGATTAAAGCTGCTCCAATATCACTAATACCCTCTGGTAAGAAAGATAAGTCCTTTTCATTGGTAAATACACCTGGACTGACGATTCTTTCTGCCATTTTGTTTCTCCTAATTAGGTTATATCGTAAGTATAAATATCAAGTTAAAACTTGAAAATAGCACTATACGACAATTATTTTGTTGGTGTGAAGACACCTGAAGTTGGGTCTAAATTACCTGGCCCATACTTCTCATTTAAATCATTAACTAATGTTTGTTCAGACATATTCAACTTAGAATATTCTGTTTCAAGTCGAAGTTTCTCGTTATGGATTTGCTCTAGTCTTTGTTCAGTTTGTATCCTTTGTATTTCTAAGTCTCCAAAAGATGCGCGAACATTCGTATAACTAGTTTGCAAATCTTGTAATGATTTAATTTCTTCGTCTGTGAATTTAATTTGTTTTGATTTTTTTGCCATTATAACTCCTTTTTTTACTACTAATAAGTATTGATTATTTATTCAAACAATCACAATTTTTTTCAATATGTTCAACTTTTTTCTGTAATTCTTTTATTGATTCGATTAACAATGGAACAATCTTTTCATACTTAACCGCTTTATAACCTGTTCCTCTTGTTGTAACTAATTCTGGTAAAATTTCTTCAATCTCTTGTGCTATAACACCTACATCGTGTCCTTTATATGCGTCTTGTTTTTCATTCCAATCAAAAGTATAACCACCAATCTTGTCCATTTTTTCTAATGGATTTTCAATTGGTTGAATATTGTCTTTTAATCTTCTATCTGATGAACCGAATGCAATAACATCACCACTCGCTTCTATTTGAGAACCTGATATGTTTCCTAAGAATTGTGCATTTCCACCCTCAGACATATCTAATTGTAATGCAGTTATAGTTGTACTAGCGTCAGTTCCTTTGAATAAAATATCCTTGTCTGCTGTTTCTGCTTTGATAATGAAATCAGATGATGCTCTTTTAAAACTACCGAATGAAGTACCACCATCTTTTAATAATATGTCTGTTCCATCAGCGTCTAGAATAATATCCCCTGATGAATCAAGTGTTAAATCACCAGTTGATTGAATGGTAGAACCTGAAATTATACTTGTTGTACGAATTACACCAGTTGATGATACGTGACCAAATGAACCTGTCCCTGATGTTATTATATCACCACTACCACTAATATTACCACTTGCAGTAACGTGAGTTGTTGCTGCAGTTCCTAATTGAATAGTGTCGTTTCCAGCGTCAATATAAAGTGCTTTAGTATCATTAGTTGTTTCAATTCTAAAATCTATATCAACACCCTCTTCATTAAAGGTTACTTCACTTACGGTATCTTCAGTAAAGTCAACGAAATTCTTACCACCAGCTGTAATATTTATGTCATCATCAGTAAATAAAATTCTTGTATCAGCGTCTCCCGTGTGTGCAAGTCTACCGGCTACATTTACATCACCAGTTGTTTCGATTGAACCAAATGAGCCAGTTCCAGTAGCTATTACTTGTCCACTAGCACTTATATTTGCACTCGCTGTTATATCATTTCCTACAAATATACTATTTGTTGTTGTGATATCGGTAGGTATACTACCACTTATAAATAATGAACCTGTAAATTGGTGTGTATCGTCTGCTGGTGTATCACCAGATATCGTTGAACCACTTCTAAATGAAGATGTCATATGAGTTACTGATGAACTTACGATATAATTTTGTGCTATAACATCACCTTCTGCTTCAATATTTCCGGTTGTGGTTACGGATGCGAATGACACATTAGCTGTTGTTGCGACATCTTGTCCAATCGCAACATCATTGGCATTTACCGTAACACCTGTTCCTTGACCTACTGCTAAAGTTCTAGTCGCTGCTATTGTTCCACCACCTGTAAGACCTGCTCCTGCAGTAATCGTTACACCACTATGGTCGATATGTTCGTTTGCTACAAAGTTTGTAGTTGCGTCGTGGTCGACTTGTGCGGAACTACTAAACAAAGTATTACTTAGTTCTGATTCTGCTGTTGTGACCCTTGTAGAAAAACTTGAACTTGCAGCTGTGAAAGAACCACTAATGTTAGAAGCTATTTGAGCTGAACTACTAATCAATGTATTAGATAATTCTGATTCTGCCGTTGTTACTCTTGTTGAAAAACTTGAACTCGCTGCGGTAAATGAGCCACTAATATTGGAAGCTATCTGTGCCGAACTTGATATAAGTGTGTTTGACAATTCTGATTCTGCGGTCGTTACTCTTGTAGAGAAACTTGAGCTCGCTGCGGTAAATGAACCACTAATATTAGAAGCTATTTGAGCAGAACTTGATATTAATGTATTTCCTAATTCAGTTTCTGCTGTTGTCAATCGTGTTGAAATAGAAGATGAAACACTTGTTACATCTTGATTACCCATTTCTCCAATAACTACTTTACCAAATGAACCTGTTGTTGTTGATGAACCACTTATATTATGTGAAGTTGTTATTTCTCCACCGACAATTACTGCTGGATTTGAACCTGTTCCAAAGACTATCGCTGAGTTTGCTCCAGGGCCAGTTCTTAATGTAAGACCACCAATAATATTTGTAAATCTACCGAATTCAGTTCCACCATCTTTTAATATGATGTCTCCACCATCTCCATCAAGTGTAATATCTCCTGCTGTATCAATACCACCTTCTCCAATTTCAATTCTTCCAAATGAACCTGTTGATACTGATGAACCACTTACTTTAGAAGTAGCGGTAATGTGTGCAAATGAACCAGTTCCATTTGCTGAACCACTTATGTTTCCACTTGCGGTAATGTGTCCACTTGCACTTACATTGATATTAGATACATCTATACCAGTGCTAGTGGTTTCTAATTTTCTACTACCTGCAAAAAATAATCCAACATTGAATGCTTCAGAATCAGTTTTTAGAAGAAGTTCGGTATTTCTATCCATAACTCTAAAGTTAATTCTATTACCACCGGGATTAATTGTAGCAGGATAAGGGGTAGAAGCATCCTTTTCCAAATCAAGAAATCCAATATTACCTGCTTTAAATCTAATCCTATCAGTAGTAAAGTTTATGAATGTGTTTTCATTACCTATATGTTTGATGTATTGTGAAACCTTTAAGTCTCCAAGTGTGGCTAGTGAACCTGTAATCTCTACATCATTAGTTGTTGCTTGAACTGAACCAGTAGGTTGAAATATACCACTTGTAATTCCAGTTAGTTCACTACCATCACCTTGTAGTAAACCAAATGAACCAGTAGAAGTATTACTAGCGCTAATGTTTCCACTCGCTGTAACATTAGTCACCGATAAATTACTTGCTAATTGTTTTCCCTTAATATTTGCCATAATTGTTTAGTATTTTTCCTATTTATAAATATCTAACTATTAAATTTACCAAATCCTACGACCTCATCTCCAGTCTCTAATGAGTATCCTAAACCTGATGTATCCAATCTTAACTCTAAATTTGTTGATGTTTTTTGATTTATTGTTAATGCGTCTCCTTCAATCAACATACCATTTACAAAAAACATAAAATCTTCTTCACTCGTAGTTGTAAGTCCAGCTGGTGATGAAGCTGTGATAGCGTTAAAACTTGCAGTTGTAGAGTTAGAAATACTTGCTGTATGTGCAAATGACTTTCTCAAATAGTTTAATTCATCTACAACACCAGTCGATATTAAGTAAGACTTTACTGCATTTTCAGTTGGGACTGAAGTTGTGCTTTCGTCTGTTAAACTAGTGTCATTTGATATTTCATTTATTCCATACCCATTCAATTTGTATGTTGACCCAGTAATATTTAGACTACCAGTCATCATTTGCTTGTCGTTCGTATCATCTCCAAATATACTTGAACCACTTTTAAATATTGTGGATGAACCTGTTACACTTACTTCAAGCTTTTCATAATTAAGTTTACCATTAGTATTCATTGAAGCAAATGTTGATTCTTGCGTAACAACAATGCTACCTGTATGAGATACTAAGCTATTTGAACTACTTATAAATCCATCACCTAAAAAAATATTGCCAATCTTTACAACATTTGCACTTGTTACATTTGAAAACTGAACATTTGCAGTAGTTGATACATCTTGACCAATACTTAGTACGACTTCTGTGTCGTTTTTGTTAAAAAATTCTCTAGTCGTAAATTCACTTCCTTTTACTTTTCCAGTAACATCTGTTGCTGTATCTAGTGTTAAAGGATTTTTGAATATAAACTTAGTTGCAGACATTATTTATTCCTACGAATTAAATTTACCGATACCAAGTATTTCATCATCACTTTCTAATGTATATCCTATACCGCTTGTATCAACCTTTAATAAAAAATTAGAACCCGCTTGTTGTATTGTTAATGCGTCGTGTTCCATATATTGTCCATTAATAAAAAATATAAAATCGTTTTCACTTGTTGCAGTATATCCTGCAGGTGCAGATGCCGTTGCCACACTATTGAAACTTGCTGTTGAAGAATTAGAAATACCAGATGATATTTTTACAAATTGTTTTCTTAAATATGTTTGAGCATCAGTTACGGTTGAAGTTATATAACTTTTAACCGCATTCTCTGTTGGAATCGCTGTTGTGCTAGAATCAGTTAAACTTGTATCGTTTGAAATCTCATCTATTTCGTAACCATTTAATTTAAATGAACCAGTAATATCTACTGAACCAGTAAATTGATGTGTGTCATCAAGTGTATCACCGAACTTTGTAGAACCACTCTCAAATATAATTGATGCGGAAGTAAATGTTGTATGGAATTCATTTGCAGTTAGTGTTCCATTGATTGTTGTATCACCTTGAATAGTTAAATTACCTGTGGTTGCTAATGAACCAGTTACATCAATACTACCACTAATACCTGTTGAAGTATATCTTGTTGATGATGTTCCTATTTGTAATGCATTACTTGCGGTTACTTGATTAAAAATAACACTATCAGATACCGCAACTGGTTGTCCTATTGATATGGTTTGTACTAACGCACTTGAACCATCAAATCCAACTCCACTATTGGATAAAGTTACACCTGTTCCTTGCACTAGTGTTAATTTCTTAGATACTGATATTGAAAATATATCTTTTGTAGAATCTCCACCTTCGACTGCTGCATTACTACCAAGTGACGCTTGTCCAGTTTTATCTACAACAAGAGAGTCTGCTGATTCTCTAACAATAATTTTTTTAGGTGTTAAATACTTTTGTGTTGTTGTAGTATCATTGTAGGTCTCTGGTAAAATATATCCATATAAATTAACACTAAATGTTGTTTTGATTAATCTTTCGCCATCTACTTCACTCGCATCAGAAAAACTTTCTATACGAGTTCTGAATCTCATTTTACCTGGTTCACCCCAATATGCGCCATCTGAATAATTTACTTTCTCAACTATTCTATTCATTTGTTCAATGTAAGATGTCCATATAATAAAATCATATGATAAAGTTACATAGTCTGGCATTGCTACATTGTAATATTCTTTGTTTGGTGTTAAATTTTGTTGAACTGAAAATTTATCGTAACGATTAGCTTGAGTATATTTTTTCTCAAAAGCATAAAATAAACTAGGGTTGTTTGCGTCTAATTTGTCAATCGGTATATCATCATTCCTCTCCATACCTGTTCGTTTAAATGCAATCAACGGAACGATAACTTGTCTTTTTTTGTCTCTTAGAAATCCTTGTTTTGTAATTTGTGTCCATCTTTCTGGTGATGCGTAAATACAAGGAACATTTACTTTTTCTTTATTAACTTCTACACTAGGTTTAATAACTTCATTGAAGTAATACATAATAGCAGAGTCCATATCCATAATACCAACTGAAATGTTTTTAACATCATCTTTAACCATCGATGAATTACGACTGATTTTTGTCCCACGATTAAATTCAATTCGTTGACTTCTTGGTATTGGTTTTTTTCTAGCCATTAAAATCCTCTATACTCTTCTAAATTGTTGGTTGGCATTCTTACTAAATGTGCTTGAACTACTATTGAATGTGAGTTATCTGGTTGACCACCTACTAACTGATTTTCATTATATGTGTTGACTTCAAAATAACCCTCATTCCATTTGAATATATCACCTATATCAGGTCTAACATCTACTTCAACTAAGTACGCTCGTTGGAATGCGAATGAAACATTTTGTCTATTGTCAGCGCCAAACTCACTAATGTTAAAATCAAAATCTTCAGCGTCAACTACACAAGGTAATTTGACACCTTGTTTATACACCTTACCCTCAGATGACTCTCCATACATATTTGTTTCAGTATCATAAACTGATACTTTGTACAATATTATAAACTGGTCTATGATTCCGTCATCGCTTATATTTGGTTCACCTAAAAGTTCTCTATTGAACTTTTCTATGGTCGCCAAATCTTTTGTTCCATAGTAGCGTTGTGCCATTTATTTATCCTGTGTAGATTGGGTAAGGAACTTTTCTTAAAGTTTCTTGTTGAAAATCACTTTCATCTCTTTGAGCTTCCATAAGTGCCTTACGACTTGTTTGTTCAAGGTTTTCTCTTAATTGTTCTATTAATTGTTCTTTTTCAGCAGTTGCTTCAGCTCTTAGTGTATCCCCATCAAGTGAAACCTCAGAATTTGGAATAGGAATTGTTCCATACTTAGAACGAACGATACCTAATAATTCTTTTGACAATGCAAATCCATATTTTCTAATCCATTGTTTACCAACATCATTGATGTTTGAATAAACCATAAAGTCATAATTTACATTAGAGAAGTCTGAAACCACACTATCATCATTTGAACCACTATGACGAGTTTTTAATGGATTATCTCTATCGGATGTTTTTACATACTCAATCCATAATGAACCTGATTCAGTTGGAATTGGAAAAACTCTCAATTGATTGTTTCTTATTTCGAATGAATATGCTGATTTTCTTATTTGGTCATTAAACTCGATAGCTTGTATTCTTAACAAATCTGCATAGATTGGTTGTAATACGAAAGTAATCGCTGGTGAATAACTTCCAAATCCAAATCCGTCTAACATATTATATGTTCCAAATCCGGTTGAAGCGTATGGGTCAAAATATCTTGTGACTGCCGGTCTTGCCTCATAATGAACTCTTTTAACTTCAATGGCTGCTCCAGACTCACTTACATCGGCGACTAATGAGTTTAAATCATATGTTTGACTACCTGAATTTACAGTTACAGCGGTTCTTTTTACTTCAGTAGTTCCACCGACTAACGCTTCAGAGCCATATTCTTCTGATATGAATATATTTTCTCCGAGTGTAGGTTTAACTCTTCTATGAGTGAAGTTTGAACTTGTAGATTGTCCTTTTAGATGAAATAAATTATCACGAATGTTAAATTGATTGACTTGAGCACCATATTCAGAAACACTTTCTTCTAAACAAGCATAAAATTGTGTGTCTTGAAGTTCAATGTCCATTATTGGATATCCAAGTCTTCTAGCACACCAAGTTGCGAATTGTGGTGCTTCTGTTTGGAATTCAGAATCTGTATCGTATAACCCGAAAGGTGTAGTTCCAGATACTGCGGAACCAGACCCTGGCCATATTGGTTCTTGAGCCATTAAAATCTCCTATTAATAGTAATTGTATATACATTAATAAATATAAGAATACGAAAAAACCCCCAAATTAATGGGGGTTTTTCCTATTGATTAATTGATATTGTTTTAATTAACAATTGTCATTAAACTTTATCAATGTCAGCTATTACGACTCTTCCGTAGAATTCTGGTCTAACCATCTTCTTAGCGTATCTAGTCATCACACCTTTTCTTGGTGTGAAGTTTTTAGGGTCGTAAACAAGCGGTGTCATAATTAACGGAACATATGGTGCATAAACCGCTCCTGTTTCTAGGAAGTTAGAACCTCTAAATCCGACAAGGATTTGATTTTCTAACATATATGGGTTTTTATACACAGTATATCTGTTGTTAATTGCACCTACTTTTTGAACACCCATAGCGAACTGGTTGTTCATAGCACTACCATCTGTGTCTGCTGCGTATCCAGGAATTGACTCTAAGATTGTAGCAGTTTCTGGTGAAACTACGATGAAGTTTGCTCCACCTCTTAGTGTTTTCTGATGAATTGCGTTAGATACTGATTGTATTTTGTTT